AATCGCATAGATTTGGTTGATTGCTAAGATTATCAAGCAGATTTTGTAGGTGATGTTGATAATCTTTTCAAGCTTTCTCATTTTGTGCCTTTCGTTTGGATTTAAAACATATCTTGTATGTTTTATGAATATATTATATTATCATTTGATAATATTGTCAATAGGTAATACATAATATTTATCTGATTTATTTTTATGTAATCAAGGTGTTTAATGTGGCTAGAAATTTTAAGAATATTTGGGGCAGGGGCAGGGGCAGGATTGTTTGGCTCTATTGTATGGGTTTGCTATAGGCTCTATCTTTTAAAACAAAAAAGAAGATTGTATGCAAAAGAGCAGGCTCAAATTTTTATCAACACATATCCTGAAACAACAGAAGACATAGGATTCATTTTATATATGAATATGATTGTTGCAATTACAAACTATAATAAAAATTTTGATTTAGAAGAATTAGAAGAGTCTTTTTTAGAGAGGGGAGATTTTGAAACCTCCCGTGATATTGTTTATGGTATTATAAAAGCTCTGTAAGGCTTTGTTTTTTCTTATTTTTTGCGACCTCTCTCTCAATCTCTGATATATAGGTATTTTGAGCTTCCTTTTTATCCTTGCTCTTTTCAGTAACTTTCATAATTTTTATAAACATATCCCAATTGCATTTTTCAATCCTATTTACTTCTGAAAGTAAAAATGATATGCGCTCATTGAGTATTAAAAACAATATGACAGATACAGAAACCATACCTCCTAAAAACCCCACTAATCCCGATAATAAAATGCTATCCATTTTCACTCCTTTATTTTATCTTATGGAATCCCTATTGCTTATTTTAGAAAACAATAAGGATAAACAATGGCTATTGAATATATGTATCAAGTCAAGCAATTCACCATCAGAATTGTCAATAAAAACAATCGATGGAGAATTTATATACACAATGGGACTGATGAAGATTATTATTTATCTAGCCCATCTAAAGAATCAGCTATCGACACCCTAAATTCCCACACTACAGACTGCTTTGAGTGGGATATTGCTTATGGTCTTGAAGTGCCTGAATCAATCCACGAATGGCACATCGTGCCTCATTGAGTTGTCTTTGATACTCTTGGATTTGCTCTCTTTTTAGCTCTTTTCTTGCTTGGATACCCTCTTGAGTGTTGATATAAATCCCTGCTTCTAATAGCTCTACATACTTATCAAAGCCGATGATTTTTCTGACTATCTCTGCGTGGATAGAGCTGTTAGCTGCTAGCCTTTTTGCATACTCTCGGTCTATTGTTTTCATCGTTGTCCTTTTTTGAGTTTTTCGATTTCTTTTTTCAAATCATCGATTCTGCTATGAGTCCATAGCTCTAGCACGACCACATACGCAGTCAATAAGATGATGATAACGCCTAATAAAACATTTTCCATTTTTTACTCCTTGCTTTTGTTATAATGGCATAGACACGATTGAAAGTCTTGTATCTTTGGATACCTCCCCCATAGGGGGCTTATCCACTCAGCATTTTATAAATGCTTAAGGCTAGATAAATGATTTCAAGGGTTGCTAAAATCACTTTCAAGACTTTCATCGTGTCCTCCTTTGCTAGATTTAAAACCTCTTTATGAAGTTTTATGAGTGTATTATATAGTCATTTGACAATATTGTCAATAGATTTTGGAATTTTATTTGCTTTGCTTTTACAAAAAGGATAAAAAGTGGAATTCAATGAATTAGTGGAAGATATGAAAAAATTCTTTGGAGTTACAAGTTTAGAAAAGGTAGCAGAAAAATTAGGATATAAACAAAGTGTTGCAACAACTTGGAGAGGTCGCAAGTCATTTTCAAAAAATGCAATTTTAGAATATAATTTAATAAAATCTCAATCAGGCAAAAATCCTAGTTTCTTAACCAAAAATCCCCCCATCACTTATTATCCCAATGTTACAGCTTCTGCAGGTTATGGGATTGGTAATTTTAGCTCTGAAGCTTACCCAATTTATAATACTTCTGAATTCTTGGATGCTTTTAAAATCTTTGGCAAAAAGCTTGATGTGATTAGGGTTGATGGTGTGAGTATGGAGCCCTATATTGAAAATGGTGATTTTGCATTTATCGACAGAGAAGCAAACCCCAAAAATGGCGATATAGTCCTAGCAGTCTTTGATGATAATCTCTATATCAAGCAATATGAATCAAACCCATCAGATAATAGCATACGCCTCATTAGCAAAAACGATAAATACGCAAGCTTTAGCATTGACTCCCATCGCTTAGAAATGCTCCAAATTATCGGAGTCTTAAAAGCCACTATTAAAATCAATCGTTTTTAATCCCCCTTGCCCCCACATCTTACCTTATAACTCTCCAAACTTTCATTTTCGACCTCGTGATTTGGGAATTCATAGCATTCTTTGGTATCTTTTGTTTCTATGATTTTGACATAGGCAATTGGGATAGCGATATTGTTATGGATAAACTTGAGTTTTGACTTGTCTTTTGGGTAAATCACGATATTCAAGACCTCAGCGCTCCCCTCTGCCTTGGCTAAGGCTCTCTCTCTGTCTTCTGCCTTTTTCCATATGGTTCTGTTGATTTGTGGGTTTTGGGGTGTGATATTGCTCATTAGAAAGGTGGATTTTTGAGAATCAATCGTTGCGTTCATTGATTGGTTGGAGAGGGTATGCCCCCTGTCAAAGCCACTTTTAGTATAGTCTTGTGTTTTGGTTCTGTATTTTAAAGGGACTTGATTATCAGCTTTAAAACTTGGTCTTTTGCCGACTGCGCCTAGTTTTAAAATCCTTGCTTCTAGCCGATACGCCACTGCTTGCGTGCCTTTGTAATCAAAGTCATAGCAGTTGATGTAATAGAATTTATTCATTTTCAAATCGCAATGCTTGAAATATTTAGCAAATGGGGGGTATAGCTTGTATTGTGTATAGACCTTGTCTGTTTGGTGTGCGTTTGCAAAAAGGGCTATCTGCAAACACGCAAGGGCTATAAGGGTGATTAGTGGTGTTTTAATTTTCAAAGAAAATATTACCCTCCAAACTCCACGCTCGCACGCCACCCACTGCTATCGATATTGTGCGTGATTTTTTTAATCACATACTGCCCTGATACCTCATCATTGCCCTTGAGATTTAAAAGCGCTCCTGCATAGATAATTCTGCCTGCAAGCTCTAAAGTCCCCTTTTTTGTGTCATTTTGTAGGGCTTTATAATACCCCTCAGCTCTCTTGTAGGCTTCATCGGCGTTTTTGGCGTGGATTGTGCGCTTGAGTGTTGGCTCAGCTTGACCGATTCTTATCATTTGGGCTTGTTGGTTGTTTGGGTCGATGAATGCGACCTCAACGCTTTTATAAAATAACTTTGCATAGCTTTCAATCGATAAACTCGCACAATCCTCAGCATTGATTGTGATAGTGGGCTTTTTGTCTGATTTTTTCTCTAAAAATATCAATGTATCGTTTTTGATGGTATAGGTCAGATTGAGTTCTCTAGCTATTTTATGCAAAAATGAAGCATCAGATTGGTCGATTTGGTCGAGGTGGGTGATTTCGTGCATTCTTGCAAAGTTAATTTTAGGCGTGAGGTCGTTTTCTTTAGCGATGGATTCTATGATTTGTTGATAGCTGAGCTGATGAAAGCTTCGGCTCTTTTTTGTCCTTAGCTCTGCACTAAAATCTATGCTCGTGCATTGGATTTCATAGCTTGTTTGATAAGCATAGGCAATACTTGCAACATAAAAGCTCCCCATCTCTGTCCCATTGATACTAAAGATGATTTTATCCTTGAGTTTAGGGGTAATGCGTGGGTATAGTTTTAGCTTGAGTGTGTCGCTCTTTTCTCCTTCAAAGTCTTCATAGTTGATATGCATTATCAGATTTGAGATATCAGCCCCATTGTGTGTGATATTAAATTGTGGCGCGCTATAGACTGATGGCATATAGTCCCTCTGATTGGTCGTTTTGGCTAGGCTCTTGTGTGATAGTTGGGATTTGCACCCCATCACCTCCATCTAAAAAATCTTTTTTCAATAGCTTAGCATTTGCAAGCAAAAAGTTATCATAATCTCTTTGATTAAACGCATTAATCCCATAGGCTTTGAAATAAATCACATCTAGCCTTTCGCCCTCTGTGGCTGTGTAGGTTGTGTATTCTTGCATTTTCTCTCCTTATAACTCTAGATTTTGTAAAAAGACTTCTCTGACTCTTTTTTGCAATGGCTCTGATATTTCTTTTGTAACCTCATCAAAAGGGCGTTTAGACACGGGATACATTAGTCTTTGGGGGTCTTTTCCAAAGCCCTGATAAGCCTTTTTGCTTGGCTTGTAGCTAAATTCTGCATTGAGTGGGTGCTTTGAATTTTCTCTAATAGCGATAAACTCCCCTCCTGTGGTCTTGCTTTTGGCGATAAAATGCCCTTTGAGTTGGATAACGCTTCCTTTTTTGGGCTTGACATTGACTCCGATGACCTTTTTTCCCTCTCTTAAAAGCGATTTTTTGAAATGTTTGATGGATATGTGCGTGGATATTGCACTTAGGCTTGCTTGCAGATTAGAGGGCGTGGCTCTTGTGGCTTTGACCATTTTTCGGATTTGCTTGGTGGGTATATCTACCTCTGCTTTAATCGCCTTGACTTGCTCTCTTAGCATTGCCTTAGCTGTTTTGTTGATAGCCTTGGCTATGTGTTTGGATAGTTCTCTCTCTAGGCTCATTGGGCTTCCCATTCCCATATATTTGACTTATAAATCCCTAGAATCTCTATATTTTCAGTGATTCTATAAATCACCACAAACCCTTTAAAAACAAGCTCTCTGATATTTTCTTGATTAAAAACCCTACTTTTTCTGTGTGAATAGGGCATTTGTGGGATTTGGAATAATTTCTGTAATAATTCATTTTTAAAATTGATGGCATTTTGTGGGCTGTGCGTGGCAATGAAAGCTAAAATACTCTCTAGGTCTGTTTTAAATCTTTCTGTTTTGATGACTTGCATTGATGGCTTCATTGAATTCCTCCCACTCCAAAGGGGTCAATTTTTCTTTTCCATTGTCGATATTTTCCATTATCTCTAAAATCTCATCTTTTGGGCTTTTGTAACTGACCTTATCTTTTGGCAATTGTGATAATTGTTGCAAAAAAGCTCCAAAATAATCATCTTGAATTTTAATTATTATTTCCTTCATTTTCACTCCTCTTTTTTCTCCATTATACCCTCTTTTCTTGCTCTTGTTGGGCTTGCTTTTCTCTCTCTTTAGCCTTTTTCTCTTTTTCTGCAATCTCTATGGCTTGTTGTGTGTAGATTTGGGGGTCTTTGAGTTCTTTGAGTGTGTTTTCTATCTCCTTACTCAAGGCTTCAAATATCACATTTTCAATAGCAAAGCGCCTTTTTAGTGCGTGTGGTATCCCATAGAGTTTATTACTGATAGTAATGGCAATGTCCTCTAGCTCTTTTGCGACCTTTTCTATGGGGATTAGCTTGCCTATTTTTTCAGATAACATCACCTCCTTTAACTTCGCATCAGCAATATCCTTGCGTGTGCGTGCTTGCTTGCCATCTGTAGTGGTGGTTTCATTAGCAATTTTATAGCAGATATAAGCTTGCATATTTTGGCTTGCGTCCCATTGGTTTTTATCAATCTTGCTTAAAATCTCATTTTTCTCTAAGTTGTAAATATGCCTTTCTGTGAGTCCTAAAAGCTCTCCTAGCTCCTTTGTGCTGACTATCATAGCGTTACCTTATGAGTTGTGTTGATGGTGAGGGTGAGGTGATTGTCTTCAGTGCTAATTTGCAAGTCCTCGACCTTTAATCTTGGCTCATAGAGCGCTATTTGCTCTCTGATTTCATCTTCTAGCATTAAAATCATCTCTTGAGTCATTGCCTTATCGACCACCTCATAACTAAGCCCAAAGTTTGGATTTAGGGGGATTGTGTATTTTTTTGTCTTGAATATCCGATTTAGATTTTCTTCAATACTGAGTTTATATTTCATAATATCGCCTTTACTTTACTAGAGCCTTGAGCGTGGGGCGCACCTGTGAAAGGGCAGATACATTGCGTGGTTACGACCCCTCCTCCTCCAATCCCTCCTAGATTGATATTATCTCCCTTGACCTCTGCGTTTTTGCACTCGATTTTCACCTCATCACTCTTGATATTTGCCTCTTTGCAGACAATCGTGATTTTGCCTTGAGATTCAATGCTTAAGGTATGCTCTTGTGTGTCATAGCTTAGAATTGTCCCATCGCTGTATTCTATCCTCTCTTGATTTTCCCCCTTGCTTGAGATAGGGCGTGGGATAGAGCCTAAGGCAAGGTAAAGCCCTGAGTCTAAAAAATGAAAAATCACGCACATTTCTCCCTTTTTAGGGGGGATAAAATGGCTCTTAAATGCGTTACTTAAAGCTAGATAAGGGATAAAATCAGTCTTTGCTCCTAGAATATCCACGCTGACTTGATTCCCCTTGACCTCTATAATGGGTGCTAGATAAATTTTAGTTTCTCCAAACATTGCTAATCCTTTAACTGATTTTGCCCGTGCCACTTTGGGCTGAGGCTGTGCCTGTGGTGGTTACGATGATTTGACTTTGGGTGATGATATGATTGATGATTTCAGTGCTTAAAACTTCAATCAAGGCTTCATTTTCTTTTGTGCGCTGAAATCCCTTTGCTAACAGGGCGTTTTTGATTTGTTCGCTTAAAATTTGGGGGTTCATTTGTTTCCTTTCATTGTGATTTGGTCTAGTTTTTTAATCTTTGCTCCTAGGAGATTCAACACACCAATATCTAAAGCCTCATTGCGTTCTCTGATTTTTTCCCATCGGATAATGGGGTAGCCCTTGTCATTTTTGGTCTTGATGAGCTTTTCGCTTGTGAGCTGATAGAAATATTCTAAATTGTAGTTTTGATTGAAATGCATATAGCCTGCGCCAAATGTTTTGGTTTGGAGTAGCTTGAAAAGCTCTGATTTGCCCTTATAAGTCCCTACTGAAAATACCCATACGCCCTTTTTAATTTGCTTGGGCTTGTTTAGAAAGTCCTTTTTAGCCTCTGATTCACTCGCTCCTTTTGTAGCCACAAACCTCCCACGCCCCATTTTGACAAACTGATAAACCTTTTCAGTCTCAAACCCACTATCCACAAGCACGATAGAAGCATAAAGTCTTCTGCCTGAGATGGTTGAAAATATCGTTTTGGTGGCTAAAAACGCATCATCCCATACCTTAGGTAGCTTTGTATCCCCTTGCAAAATCCTATAATCAATCCCCCACGATTCAAACCCACTCCCCCAACCTTTAAATTCCATTTCAATTCTGTCATTTTGAATATCAAGTGCACAAGTCACAAACAGCACAGAATCAGGCAGTGTTGTGGGCGTGTAATTCTCTCTCCTTGCATAGAGTTCATTTTCTTCAAACTTCACGCTTGGAGGTTCAAAGCTCTCTGCTTTAATCGTGTTTGTGAATACTTGAAACTTCTGCAAGTTGTCTTTAGACTCTAAAAAGTCCTTGACTATGTCTTTGAGTGTGAAAAATGGTGAATAAAGGGCATTGAGATAAAAGCCTACCTTTTGTTTGCTTGGGTCTTGGGCTATCCACTTGCCCTCTAAGACTGCATTATTCTTTTCACTCTCACTCCAAAGCCCCCCACACTCCACGCACGCATAACGCACGCTTGATAAATCGTGATTGCCCTCTGTGTCTTGCTCCCATTTGATATTTTCAAAGCTTAAAACTTGAGAATACCCACAAAAGGGGCAAGGGATAAAATAGCGCCTCTTATCAGAGCTTTCAAACTCACGCTCAATCATTGAATGCCCTTTGATAGTGGGCGTGGATACTTTGATAATCTTTCTGTCATAAAATGTATTCGTTCTTTTTTGGGCTAAGTCAATGCTATGCCCCTCTTTTGTATTCTCACATCTATCGACCTCATCAACGATTAGCACCTTAATGGGCTTACTTGAAAGCTTGCTTGGAGAGTTTGAGCCAACGAGTGCGAGGTTGCCTCCTTTGAAATTCTTGATTAAAATCGTGTTATTGGCTTCTCTGTCATTGATGAGCGCGCCTAGTTCCTTGCAATCCCTAAACATCGGAGAAAGTCTGCGTTTAGAGTAGTCCTCTGCCATATCTTCAGAGGGCAATAAAAAGAGTATAGGGCTTGGGTCTTGATGGATATAATAGCCGATTGTGTTATTTAAAATCTCTGATTTACCTAACTGCGCGCCCCACATCAGCACGACCTCTGAAATATCAGGGTTAGAGATAGCGTTCATCGGCTCTATTTGATAACTCAAAGCCTCAAACCTCCCAAACATTGCAGAGCTCTCCTTTGAAAGCACACGATAAGTATTGCTCCATTGTGTGAGGTTGAGTCTTGGCTTGATAAAAATTGACTTTGCAAAATGCTCACTCAACACGCCCATCAGATAACCACTCCCTCAATGCTTAGTTCCTTGATAAAATAAGTTACGCCTCTCTCTTTTGTTTGCACCCATTGCCTTTTACTCTCGCCTAGTCTTTGTATGAGTATCTTTTGAGATGGGGCATTTAAGATTTGAAGACTTAGAGGTTTTGCCTTTTTGCATAATGCCTTAAATCCCTCATAGTCTTGGATATTTTGGGCTAGTATGCTTGCTTGTATGCTGATTGTTTCTTCATTACCTCCGATTTTTTGATAAATGGGAGTTTTAATCGTTTCAATCTTTTTAATGCCAATGCTGAGACTTGTAGCGATTGTTTCGATATTTTGAGAAACTTTGAATAGATATTTGTCAATTTTAATGAGCGTGTCTTGGGTTTTGATATTCTTGTATCTCTCTAAAGGGTCTTTTAGCTCCTCTTTTGGGGCGTTCTCTAGTTCTTTTTGCTTTTGTTTTTGCTTCTCTAGCTCCCTTTTTAACTCCTCTTTTTCATCTTTATATGGGTCTGTGAATATGTTTTTCATTTATCAATCCTCCTAAAAATCATCATCATAGCTATAGTCATTGATAGCATTTGCTATAGCTTGGGGGTGGGCGTTGGTGTTGATAGTGATTGTTTTATAATCATTGATTTGCCTTGAGTTGTCGTTATTGGCTACTTGAGAGAGTAGCTTTTGTTGGTTTGTGTTGCGATTAGCTAGCGTGGAGTCAATGAGTCCTGCTTGGAGCGTTGGGCTTGGGCTTGTGTTTGGCGTGATTGTGAGTTGTGGGCTTGTGAGTCCTAAAAAGTCTGTGAGCTTGCCGATAGAATCAAATATGCTATTAAAACCATTTGAAAACCAATCAAAAATACCCTTAAACCACTCAAATATAGGGCTTAGACTCTCTTTGATATTTTCCCATATCCCTATGAGCTTGGGTTCAATCTCCTCCCAATGGCTCACAACATAGCTAAGGGCTACCCCCAACCCCACGATTAAAGCCCCAATACCTGTAGAAATTAATGCCCCCTTGATACTCCACATTGATATTTTAAACACATTAGCAAACAAGCCCACGCCCAAAGAAGCGATTTTAAAGCTTGAGTTGAGAGCAAACATTGAAGCCTTGAGTGCAAAATTCCACGCTATAGTAAGCTTTGAGAGGGTGTTTTGGAGAGCAAGTTTGATATTAAGCCCCATAACGCTAGTATAAAGTATTCTTAATTGAGCGCCAAGTGGGTAAGTAGCCAAAGTCAAAAGAGAGCTTGCAACCTTTACTCCTAAAAATAATGTTTTTAGTCCCACGAGCAAAAAGCTCACACCTGCAATACCCACGCCCAACCATTGATGTTCTTTGAGTAAGCCACTCAAAGCAGAGCTAATATCTCTAATCACTTCAAATAAAGGCTTTAGTATCGGAATAAACCCATCACCAATCGATACCCCCAAATCCATAAAAGAATTTTTGAGTTGCAACACCACATCCCCAAACCCATCACCTGCAGCTCTATCCACTGCTCTCTGCAAAGCCCCTGCAGAGTCTTTGGTAGAATCTAGGGCTTTTTCAAAGGCTTGCACGCCATCTTTTGCAGCGTGGATATTATTTGCCATTTTCTTACCAAATAGCTCTGAAATCACTCCAAACTGCTCGCTTGAATCTAGGTCTTTGATGGAATATAAAAGTTGCTTGATAGCTTCTTGTGGGCTTGCTTGCATATCTTCTTTGAGTATCTCTGCTTCAATGCCTAGCTTGCCTAAGGCTTGCTTGAATCCATCTGTAGCATTATCGATATTATTGAGTTCTGTGAAAAATTTATTAATCCCTCCACTTGCCTCTGAAACCTCTAGCCCTGTGTTTAAAAATGCTGTGCTTAGAGCTAAGGCTTCTTTAGAGCTAAGACCAAAAGCCCTAGCCCCTGCTAGTGTTGCGTTTGTAACTTGCATAATCTCTTTAGCACTCTCCCCTGTGCTTTGAGCCATAAAAGCTAAATCATCACCTAGTTTTTTGACCCCTTGATTATCAAGGTTAAAAGCCTTAGCAAGGGCATCAGTAAAGCCGACTGCTTCATCTTGAGATACCCCTAAGGCGATTTTAAAGTCAATGACATTTTGCGTGAAACCCTTTAACTGCGCTTTGGGTGTGCCAAGTTGTGCTGAGAGTTCAGAGATTTTAAGAATATCAGCTAAGCCCATACCATTGCTTTTACCCAAATCAAACATATCCTTTTTAAAGCCCTCTAGCTCTTTGTGTGAAAAGTTAGAGAATTTATTGATTTCATTGATGGCAGTGTTAAAATCTAGAGCTGTATGCACGGGGGCTGATATGAGTCCTTTGAAAGAAACAAAAGTTCCGATGATTTGTCCTTTAAGATCCCATAAATCCTGATTAGCTTTTTGTAGATTAAGATTTAATTCTGCTCTAGTGGCTTCCTTTATCTTACTTTTCAGAATATTGATTTCTGCAGTAGGCATATTGTTTTTTAATCCTATCCTCAGTCCCTTGGTGGCTTCTTCAATGGATTTTTTGAGATTGAGTCCTAAGTCTAGTTTTGTAGCTTTAGTAACTCTGCTGATGGCTTTATTTAAGTCTTCAAGATTGGCTTTAATATCTAGTGTGATAGATGAGTTCATAGGGTTCCTTTGATTAAAAATTGATTGATGGGGTTGATTTTTTTACAATGAGTGGCTAGAATTGAGTAAAAGTTAATAGGGATATAACAATGTTTAAATATATGGGTGAATTTATTAGAATTTCTATCAATATTTTTACTTTTATTTGCTTGTATTTGCCTTTGGTTTTTATCTTCTCTTGGATACCACTTGCTCCCTTTTCTCTTGATATTGCAGGTTATAGTGCAGGGATTGGCGTGATGGGTGTGATTATCGGTTATCCTTTGTGGTTTATGGCTATACACTTTTTGATATTCTTGATAGTGCCTTGGGGTGTGGATTATGATTGGAGTCCAATGGATAGCATTTATATCAAACGCACCCCTGCTTATTATATTTAGCACCCTATAACCCACTCTTTGCCTCCAGTATCTTTTTAGAAATCTTTATATAGTCTTCAAACTCACTCCACTGCATATTTTCAATGTCCCCTAATGTAAAATTGAGAGTATGCCCAATAAGGGCAATACCCTCTCTTAGGGCTTTGGGTCAATTGCTAAAAAATCAGATATGACTCCACAGAGTCTTTTAAACTCACTCACAGGCAGATAATTAATCGAATCAATGTCTAAATCCCCATCACTCATATCCACTAAAAGATATTTAGCAATTTCAATATCATCTTTGGATTTATTTTGAGCTGATTTCATTTGCAGTAGTGTTGGTTCTTTTAAAGTCAATTCTTGCCCATCTCTAAAGGTAAAAATCTTGTCTTGAGTATTGATTTTAAATGCCATTGTATGTCCTTTTATTATTTTTATTGGGATTTTTCAAATCCTAAGACCACTACAGAGGGTAAAACCCTCTTTCGTTCCTAAAGCTCTTGCCCTTTATCCTTTCGCTCCTTTTATGTGATATTTTTTCTAATAGGGAAGTATTGGTCGATTCCATTGATGGCAAAAATAGAGTTTGTAACATCATAGACTATGAGGGGTATTTTTTCTTTTTGGTATGTGAAAAGATACACTGCCATAGATAGCGACATTTCAACTTCTTTATTCATCTCAAAATTAGGGAATTGCAGGATTTTAGGCG